ATCCGCAACCGCCGCGTCGCCATGCTCAGTGGCTGGGCGCTCACGCCCGGCGCCACCTACCGCTACCGCACCGACGACGCCATCCCGCTCTCCGACCACGCCGACCACCCCGGCCTGCTCGAGTGCACACTGGCCCTCCCGGAGGTCAGCCACCGCCAGCGCCAGGAGGCTGTCCGTCCGGACCCGCAGCTGGTGCTCCGCCGTCAGTTCTTCGCGCACCACCTCCGTCACCGCCTGGGCCTGCTCCATTTCCACTTCGTGGGAGGCCACCAGGTCGTCCACCATGCCCTGGGCGGCCTCATCCTCCCCCACGTGGTCACGCAGTGCGTCCTCGAGCAGCTGGGTTTCCTGCTGCTGGCCATCCAGATCCGCCTCCAGGGACGTGATGACCATGGCCGCCTCCGCCATGTCCGCGTCCCTCCCGGCCCGCGCCTGCTCGAGCAGCTGGGTGGAGTCCCCCAGGGCTGCGGCCAGCGAGTCCACCCGCAGCGTCATCGCCTCCAGGGTGTCCGCTTGCTCGCGGGCGTCCTCCAGCAGCTGGTCGTACCTCAGTTCCTGGGCGATGAGCACGGCCCCGCCGCCAGCCAGCAGGATGATGAGCAGCACGACCTGCCACGCCTTCATCCGGTGCACCAGGTGATGGACAGGATGAGCAGCACGGTGAACCCGGCCGCGATGGCGTACGCGCCCCAGGGGGGTCCGTGGCTGGAAGTCACCGGCCGCTTCCCGATGTACTCCGGGATGCCGTCGCGCCGTTCGTCCTGGTCGATGTCCTGCCCCTTGTCGCGTTCCTCATTCATGGTGTGGTGCCTCCGTCTGATAGGGTTGGCGGGGGTACCTCCGTGACCTTCAGCACGAAGGACTCCACGCCTTCGTTGTGTCGTGCGAAGCGGTCGAACGCGGCCCTGCTCGAGGCCACGCCTGGAAGGTTCCTGGCGAGGGGGGGCGGGATCTCATCCGGGTAGAAGGTTTCCCAGGTGTCGTCCACCCGCTCCAGGCCGGACGCCACGCATCCCAGCAGAATCAGCTTCCCCACCTTGTTTCTGACCGCGTTGGCCCAGTGAAACAGCAGGCGGTCCCGGTCCGGCTGCCCGTCGCCATCATCATCCCATGGCCAGACGATTTCCCAGGTGGGGGTTTCTCCGCCGTACCAGTAGTCCGCCACGCACTGGTACGCGTGACCGGCGGGGATGCGCCTGCGTAGGTTCTCCACCGTCTGAAGGACGATGATTTCCTGGTCACCGCGGCCCCGCCCGTTCAGCACACCGCGTACGGTGTTCTTCTCCGGGTTGAAGTCATCGCGGTGCAGCTGCCACACGATTTCCGACATGGCGGGTCAGGGCTCCCGGACCGCTCCCCGGATTTCCCGGATGAGGTCGCCAGCGAGGGACACCACCGCCTCCGCCCACTTCAGGAACGTGGCGAAGATGTCCACGGGGGTGACGGCATCCAGCACCGCGAGCAGCGCGAAGAACACCACCAGAATCACCGTGGCTTCCACCCACGTGATGTCCGCCAGTTTCGCTTTCCAGTCAGCCATCGTCACCTCCACCAGGGTCCGGCAGGTCCGGCACCCGGTACCTGCGGCACTGGTTCACGTCGATGTCCTCGAGCAGCTGGGACATCAGCGTGCAGTTCAGCATCGCCTGGGTTTCCACGAACACTACCACGGCGGAAACCTGTCGCTGGAGGCGCTGGTGCGCAAACCGCTGGTCCGACATGATGCCCTCCAGCGACACCTCCACGCTGTCCAGCCGTGCCTGGTTCTGCCCCGGTTTCTGGATGGCCCCGGTCAGGGCGGACACCATCAGCCCGCCCGCCACGAAGGCACCACAGATAGCGGCCAGTCCCTTGTAAGCTTCCGCCGCCTGTCGTATCGCGTCTCGCATCGTAGTCCTGGGCATTTGGTTCATCCCCCCTGGGGAAGTGCTGACCCGTTGGCCCTGGGTTCACGGTAGGGGCACTCCCGTGCCAGGCGGGCCAGCACCAGCTGGCTTCCCTGTATGGTAACGTCTGCGGCTAGGCGAAGCTGGACAGGTCCCATGTCGCGCTGGGGATTTCCTGGTCCACGTTTCCGCCTGTGGAATTCAGGATGCTGCACCTGAAGTCATACGTGACGGACCCCGGCCCGCCGTCCGCCCGTTCGAACGGTGTGGTGAATCCGTGCGTACTCAGCGCCGTGCTGATGTTGCCCACCGGCGGGTCCAGGTCCGTGCTGATGTCCACGTAGCTGGTGAACCCTCCACCGCTGTCGTGGCGTTCCTCCACCTTGTACGTGAAGGACGTGGAGGTCAGGGTGGCCTTCAGCGCCAGCTTCGCATCGAAGCCTCCGGTGGACGGCGCGGAGGCGGTCGGGTACGGCGCGTCCCACGCAGCGGCCGCGGAGAAGGCGGGGCCGGTGACCGTGATGTCCTGCGTAACACGGGACTGGGCGATGGTGGACGACGTGGAGGCCGACACCTTCGCGTTGAAGAACGCCACCACCCGCATCTGCCACTGTGCGTCCGTGCTCATCCCTGCGGCACCGTTCGTGCTCGCCTGGGCCACGTTGAACTCCGGACCCGTGCCATCCTTATGCCGCCTCCAGGTGCTACCGGACAGACGCTTCAGCAGCACGCTGGCCACGTCCGTGTCCCCAGTAACCGCTACCCGGCGGTCCACGCTGCTGACGCCCAGGATGGACGGGATGCTGCCCGCGTCGAAGGTGAAGGGTCCGTACACCTCCACGTCCCCGTTGTATAGCTCGAGGCGGCCCCGCACGAAGCTGTTCAGGTTGTTCGTCAGGGCCACGTCCTGTTCATACTCACCTGGCCCCAGGGTCCCGCCCTTCACCACGGAGGTGGGGCCGGACGTGGAGCCCACGCGGGTGGCGCTGGTGAACGTAGACGCGGGATTGCGGCCCACCTTCCTGCTGAACTGCACGGACTTCACGCCCAGGCCCTTTACCGACATCCACAGCGTGCCCACGGTGGGTTCCTCGCTGAAGTCCACGTCCACCACGGGCTGCCTGGGAGCCTGGAGGATCCGGCGCACGATGGGGCCAGCTACGCCCCCGGCCGTGTAGGGCCGGAAGGTCAGGTACCGGCCCTGCTCCGCGTTCGGGTACGCGGCTTCATACTGCTGCGGGTCCGTGGAGGCGATGGTGGAGGACGCGGGCGAGGTGGACGTGGGCCAGGGGTCCGTGGAGGCCGGGATGGTGACCAGGGTGTCCTGCACCTCCACTTCGTCTACCAGGCCGCCGCGGGTCCACTGGTACCGGACGAAGGTGGAGCCCTGGACCGCCAGGCGGAAGTTCGACAAGCCCAGGGGTCCGGCGCTGTCCTCATCCCCGAACACCGTGCTGCGGGTCACCTCCGTGGTGGTGGGGATGACATCGGAAAGGGACTTTATCCACACGTCAAAGTCCGTGCCCATCACGTCGTGCACCGCCGTGACCACCGCGAGGGCCAGCTGCGGCCCCTTTATCGCCCTCGAGGCGTTCGGGTCCTTCGCCAGGAATTCCTCCACCTCCACCGCCACCAGGTCGCCGGGCTCCAGTTCCGGGTACGGCACCGTGGACTTCACGGCCCACAGGATGAGGCCTTCCCCGATGGACTCCACGATGCGTTCGCACAGCGTGGAGGCCGTGGCGTCGTCCGTCACCCACTTACCCACCTCATCGGGCACAGTGGCCTTCTTCAGCGCCGTGACCCCGAAGGCGGTTACCGCGTTGTCCTGCTCCGCCTGGTACTGCTTCGTGAACTCCCCGCTGTTGAAGTCAAAGCCGTACGTGATGGACACGCGGGGCGTGCGGTACTGGGCACCGGGGGTGACCGCTTGCGGTGCCACTTCTTCCTTCGGGAGCACCGCCACGATGCCGCCGGGGTCCGTGGGGTACATGCTCCGGTATTGAATCTGGCCCTGGGACCCGATGACACCGCCACCGGCGATGTACGCCACCTGGTCGAGGATGCGCCGCCCGGTGCTGTTCTCCACGATGTTGTTCACGTTCACGCTGGTGTCCTCGACACCCGGCCCCACGTAGCGCCCGGCCAGCGTTATCTGGTTCGCCAGCACGTCGTCCCACACCGCCTTCAGGGTGCTGTTCGGGTACTCCAGCGGGTCGCTCGTCAGGGACCCGGACCCCTTCACCTGGGGGATGGGCTGTTCCAGTTCCCTGGACACGGACAGGCAGTTCAGCGTGACGCCCGCCTGACCGTCCTGGTGGTCATCGACCAGGGCCGTGTCGATGAGCAGCCAGTCCGAACGGTCCAGGTCCGGGTGGCCCACGTATATCTCCAGTTCTATGTCCGCCAGCCCGTTCTCCGACAGCAGCACGCTGATGAAGTCCTGATAGTCGCGGCGGCCGTCACGGATGACGTGGATGTCATATTCCATGATCTCCCCGCGCAGCGTGATGGGGTCGATGGCCACGCTACCCCGCTCCCGGACCGTCGCGATGTCGTCCAGGTCCGTCCTGGTCAGTTCGCGCACCGCCACCTTCTGGAGAATGGGGGTCACGCCGGTGCCAGGGGTGAGGGTCACCCGGAAATCGTACGTCTGGTTCTTCCCGACGCCCGCCAGGTCCTCCGTGGTGTCCCCGTCCTGGAACTCCACCCATGCCGTGTCCGCGTCGTTCCGGACTTCGTACGTCAGACTGCTTCCGCCAGGTTCGAGGCCCAGGGCCGTGAACTGGACGGTGCCGGTGGGGACGCTGCCCAGGTCCAGCGGGTTGCTGGTGAAGGTGATGGTGGCGGTGGAGTACGTGGTGTAGATCACCTCCAGGTTCGGCAGGTCGTCCGCGATGAGACTGGCCCCGCCTTCCTCCCCGAAACGCCCCCCGCCGCTGCTCGAGGTCCAGCCCCGGACGCGGTGCCCGTTCTCCGTGTACTGGCCACCGGCTCCGGCCGTCACGCGCCAGGCGATGTTCCCCGCGGGGGTCCCGTCAGACTGCACGCCCCATATGGCGATGATGGTAGTGGGCCGGGTGAACAGCGGGTCCTCCGGGTCCGTGCTGCCCGGCGCGGGATAGCTCGCGGGCCGGACCGCGGGGCCTCCGGTGAAGTCAAAGGACACGCGGGCCACCGCGCCACCAGCTGACACGTACACCCGCCCCGATATGGGGATGATGGTGGACAGCCAGTCATCCGTCCCGGTGGGCGATTCCTGGGCTGTAAACAGCTGGCACACCCACTGGTCCACTTCCTGGCCGCCGCCGGTGTCCGGGTCCAGTTCCGCTTCGATGGACTCCAGCACGAAGTCCGGGTCCAGGGTGTCCACGTCCCACTCCACCGTGGCCACGTAGGTGGAGGCCTGGGGGAAGATGCCGCCCAGCGCCTCCGTGTCATCGTCCAGGTCACGGTCCAGCGCCGTGGAGGACCCGCCCGACAGAATCACGGACCCGTCGTCCTGGACGGTCAGGCCGGTGAGGCTGTCCGCTTCCTCCCACCCTTCCTTCGTCTGCACCTGGTCCGCCAGCGTGGTCACGACGGACTGCACTATCACCTTCGCCCTGGTGTTCGCCCGCCGCAGCCGCTTCTTCAGCGCGGTACTCAGCCCCTTGCGCATCTACGGCAGCAGGGTGCGGAAGTGCTCGAGGTCGTGGACCCCGCGGGCCATCACGGACAGCAGCAGCACCTGGTCCTGGGACAGCGTGTACGACGGAATGAACAGCTGGGCGTCAGGGGCCAGCTTCGCGGTGGACTCCGCGGTGAAGGTCGGGCCATGGTTCACCCGCACCTGGTACTTCAGCCGCCCGTCCGTGCTAAGACTGACCGCCTGTTCCACGGTCTGACCGGGCACCGCCCCCGCGCCGGTGGACCCGGCTTTGATAATCTGCCCGTCCCGATTGTAGACGCCTCCCCCGATGAACCGCTGGCTTCCGTCCGTGGAGGTCCAGCCCCTCGCCAGAGCCAGGAACGCGGCCGTGGCGGACGTGGAAGCCGTAGGCTCGCCCGCGATGCCCGGCCGGTCGTACAGGACCGCTTCATGGTACAGCGTCATGGACCCGCCGGGGACGTTCAGGGCGGGGATTGTCAGCTGCTCCGCGGCCTTGAAGGTGGACGCGGTGGACGGCCGCACCATCACACGCCTACCGCCCGCTGCATCCACGACCTGGGCATGGTGCAGGTACGTCTGCTTCGTGTTCGCGGCCAGCCCGGTGGGGAACAGCATGGCCCGCAGGTTCTGGTTTGCCACCTGGAGGCGGGCACCCATGGTGACGCGGTACGCCCGGCCTCCGTTCGGTCCGCTGCCCAGGCCCTCCACCTGCCCGTACACCGGGAACGCAGTGGACGCCCCGCCCTCCGTGCTCCGGGTGGCGGTGAACGTCCCGTCCCAGGACAGCACGCCATCCATCACCACGGCGCTGCTCCCCTGGTCCCGCAGGCGCATCGCGAAGCCGCTGCTGTTGCCTTCCTCCACGATGGCAGACATGGCTGCCCAGCGGGTGCTGGGGGTCGTCATGTCCTGGTACAGCCCGTGCTCGCTGGACCCGCCGCCGTTCGTGAACAGGTACCCGCTTTCACCCTGGAGGATGGGCGACCCGGTGGAACTGAAGGCGTCCGCCGCCCCGCCGGTGCTGGTCGGGAACCACACCTGGGCTCCCGTGGAGGACGCGACCGTGGAGGACAGCACGCTGCTGAACGTCAGTTCATTGCGCCCGGAGGACTCGAGGGTCAGGCCCAGGCGGAAGGACTTCAGGTTCGGGCCGCCGCCTTCCTCCACCCGCTCCCACCTGGCCACGTCGCTGGACAGCTTCACCCACAGCGCACGCTGCACTCGAGCCCAGGCAGGGCTGGACCGGGTGAAGCTGCTGCCGCTGTCATCCCCGATGCGTCCCGTCTGGAGGTAGGGCACACCGAACTCCCGCATGACGCGGCCGCCCGCCATGGTCAGAATCTCATCGGGTCGGATAGGTCCGGACATCGTTACAGGGGCCTGGGTTCGTGCTCGCGGTAGGGCAGGTTCACGCTGCGGTAGATGTTGCCAGGTTCCTGGGGCCTGGGCAGCCGCACCGGGGGAATCTGCACACAGAAGGCGTGTTCCGCACGTCCCCTGGAGGGAACGAACCAGGCGGCCGGGGCTTCTTCGTACATCTTCAGGTGACGGCGGGCCACTTCGTACGCACCAAAGCTGGTGAGGCGGTACAGCTGGGATCCCTCGCGGGACACCGCCACTCGGCCCGTCCCCCGCCAGTTCGATGGCGTGGCGGATTCTTCGTAATTCACCTGGGTGGCGTCCCAGTCACCAGGGGACAGCGGCGGTTCCTCCGGGAACCAGGCGAGCCCCAGGTGGAGGTTCCGGACCTTCGGGGCGTACCCGGTGGACGGCGGGATGCGCAGCCGCCAGTACCTGAACACCTGGACAGGGAACTGGCGGAGCAGTGCGCCTTCGTACGTGGGGACGCCCCAGGACGTGGTGGACGGACCCGGCCCCACCACTGTGGGCGTGGTGGTGGAGGACCATACGGAGGTCCAGGAAGCGGTCGTGCTGCTCCGCGCCTCGAGGTAGAACCCCTTCGTGGACTGGGCCAGGTTGTGGCCGCGGTCGATGACGCACATGGACGCGGGCCGCGGAATGGCACAATCCACCTGCACCCAGTGCGTGCTGTTCTCCCCGTTCGGTGCCCACTGGTCGATGGCCGCCCGCCTCGAGGTCCCCACCCGGTACGCTTCAGCACCCGCCGGGGAGGTGGAGGCCGTCACGGTGTGGTCCGTGAACTGGAGGTCATCGAAGAAGTTCTGGAACAGCCACAGGCTCCGGGCGTCACGGCGCGTCATCGGGTCACCACCGCTGCACGCATGGGCACCCGCACCTCGCGCCCCTTCTGCTCGTCTCTGTCCGTCTGGTATCGCACACGGTCCACCACCTGTCCGGAGTCTGCCGCGACCAGGGTAATGTTAAGCACAGCGCCGCCCGAACCCGACAGCATGGCGGCGGTTTCCTGCCTGCCCGTGACGTTCGCCGGGCCTCGCACAAGCTCCGGTCCCCGCTCCCCCACGATGCCAACCTGGCCCGCGGGGATGCGTCCGCCCTGGTCGAACAGACCGGCGAAGGACGACAGCGGGCCGCCCGTCAGGAAATCGAAAATCTTCAGGGCCGCCTTCTTCAGGGCGATACGCTGAAGCTGCTGTATGACGGTGTTGGCGAACTTCTTAAACGACAGCCCGGACTGGGCGGCCGCGTCCACGAACACGTCCCTGAACTCCGTGCCCTTCTGGCCAAGCTCCGCGAACATCGGGATAACCGGGTCCAGCTTGTCCGGGAATTCCCCGATGGTGGGAATCATGTCACGGAGGTGCTGGCCCATGTCCCGCAGCGCCACGTTCGTCTCGAGCAGCTTCTGCTGCTGGGCGGTCAGCCCTCCGCCCGTCCCGGCACCGGCCATGGCCATGTTCACCTGCTGAACGGCGCTGGCGGCCTCGCTGGCCTTCGTGGCCATCGTCTCGAACGCCTCACCGCTGGCAAACTGGATGTCCACGAAGCGGTCCCGGAGGTTCGCGGCCAGGTCCCCCGTCTGCACGAACTCCGCACCGGCCGCCGCCAGGCTTTCCTTCGCGCCGCTGATGTCGCCCTTCAGCAGGCGGAACGCGGCGGTGAGGACTTCCCCGATGGACTGGCCCAGGTTGAAGGACCCGCGGATGAGCAGCTGGATGGCGTCCCACGCGAACAGGAAGGACTCCACCGCCACCTTCGACCAGGCGGCCACGATGGGGCCGGACCCCCGCAGGCGGTTCACGAACTCATCCATGCCGTCCACGCCCAGGCCCATCCGGTCCAGGATGACATCGAAGGCGGGCAGCAGCGCCGTGGCCAGGGCTTCCTTCACGTTCTGGAACTGGGCAGCCAGCTGGCGGGCACGGTTCGCGGCGCTGTCCTGCGTCCGCTCGAGGTCGCCCACCGCCACACCGGCCCGCTCCGCGATGATGGCCATGGTGGCCGCGGCCTTTTCCTGCTGCGTCAGTTCGGACGCTGCGGACTTCGCGGACATCGCCAGGGCGCGGTTCTGTACGTCTACTTCGCGCACCACGATGCCCAGCCGCTTCAGCTGTTCCCGCTCCCCGGTCACCGCCGCCTGGATGGCACGGGCGGTGCTTTCTATCGGGACGTTGTTAAAGCTGGACAGGTCCCCAGCGAGGCGGACCGCGGTTTCCGCGAACTCCGCGGACTCCGCCTGGGCGAACCCCATGCCCTGGGCAATGGCCCCGGTAGTGGCCACCACTTCCTGGGCGGCGGACCGGGACAGCCCCGCCATCGTGGCGAAATCGTCGATGAACGCCTGGGCGGACTCGCTGGCGGCCCCGAACGTGGTGGTGAACTTGGACTGGGTTTCCGCGACGGCGCTGCCCAGGTTGAACATCTCTTTTCCGACCAGCGCGATACCACCCGCACCGGCCAGGGTCGCCATGGCACCCGTCAGGCTGATGCTGCCCGCCTCGAGGGTCCCGAACTTCTTCCGCAGCTTCTTAGCGGTGGACTCGAGGCCAGTAAGGTTCTTCACGGCGGACTTGCTGTCCGCCACCACGCTGATGGCCAGCTTTGCCAGGGACTGTGTGGCCATCGTCTACCTCCGCGCCAGCAGGGTCACTTCGCGGTGGAGGCGGTCACGTACCGCGTCCACAATCGCGGACTCCCCGGCCTCGAGTGCTGGGCGCATGAACGGCTGGGGAGCCAGGTACAGTGTACCCAGTTCGTGGAAGGTCAGATAGAACCCGGCACCGGCAGGCCCCACGTCCCACTGGACCCGCTCCGGGCGTGCGGCTTCGCGGTTCAGGTTGGCCGCGATGAACTGGAAGGCGTGGGGCGGCCCGTCGTCACCTCGAGGGGCCAGCGCCTGCATGAACTCCACCAGCACCTCCGCGCCTTCCTCCGCGGCGCGGTTCAGCTTCTCCCCACGGATGGCGTCCGGGAGGCGGCGTAGCTTCTTCTCCAGGTCCTTCGCACCGTCCAGGCTGACACGAACCTTCACTGCTGGCCCATCCTGCGGCGGCGGGACAGGTCCAGCAGCTGGCGCACTGTCGCCCGTTCCTGCTTCGCATGACTCGCGAGGTTGCGGCGGCGGTACTCACCGCGCCACACCTCCAGTTCCCACTGGTCCATGTTCAGCACCTCGCTGATGGTCAGGCCCAGCAGTTCCGCCACCCACAGTGTCAGCCTGCCACCGGGGAGGCGGTCTAGTTTCCCGCGGGGTCGTCCCCCAGCCCGTTCAGGTCCTGTACCGCCTGCTGGACTTTGCGGAATTCCGTCACGGGCCAGTCCTGGAAGTCATCGTACGTGAACCCCTTCAGGGCTCCCGTCATTTCCCCTTGAACGATGATGGCGGAGGTCAGGGCTTCTTCCTTGTCGCCCAGGTCGCCCACCAGGCCTTCCAGTTCCTTCACCTTCAGCGGCCGGAACTTCAGTTCCACACCGCCCACCTCGAGGACCAGCTGCCTGGTCCCGAAATCGAACTGCTTGCCCATCTTGTCGCCCCTTGGTTTGAAGTCTACGTACTGGTGCTGGTGGCGTCCCGCGTCAGGGTCCCGGCACTGACGAACGACATGGTGAACACGGACCGCTCCCCCCAGTCACCTTCCGCCGGTCCGAAGGACTCGAGGTGGGCCGTCCCGCGGTACTCCGGGTTCGTCCCACTACGCACGTCCGTGGACCGCGGCCGCCAGGCCACCACGACGGTGCTGGAGCCCACCAGGTCGAACAGCTTCTGGTCCACGCTGGTGGAAAATTCCGCGTTCATCTGGACGTTCACCGCCCAGTCCTTCACGCCACCCTTGTTTATCTGGGTGTCGTCACCGTACGCCCCGAACGGGACGCTGTTGGATTCGTACCCCCACGTCAGGCTGAACGCCTTCTGTGACAGGGACAGGCCGTCCACGGTGATGTAGGGGTTGAGGTAGGGGCCTTCCATCGTCAGTTCCTCCGGTTACTCCGTGTGGTGAATGTCCCACTGCATCAGGACCCTGAAGCTTTCCGTGGCTTCTTCGTACCAGTCCCGTTCAGTGGCCAGGAACGTGCCCCTTATGCGGCTGTTTCTGCCGTCCTGCACTGCTGCCCGCGCCGCCTCCGCCACCTGGAGGGCTTCCGCCTCCGTGGCCGCGTATACATCCAGCTGCACCTGCGGGTTCACGTGCTCGCTGACACTACCATAAGTCCGCCAGCGCCTCGCTGAAAGGCGGAACAGGGTGATGGCGGGCAGGGTTTCGTTCTGCTTCAGCTTCCCGAAGGGTCGGACCCGCTCGCCCACCAGGCCCGTCACCGCGGTGGATGACTGGAGCAGCTGGCGCATCCCGATGACCGCGGTGTCCTCCGCCATCAGGTCCTCCGCGTGCAGGTCAGCAGGATGTTCACCTTGCGGCCATCCTCCGCCAGGGCGTCCTCGAGGTCCCACGGGTCGCTGGTGGAGGACGGGAACCGCACGCGGTACTCCCCGGACCCGCCCGCGTCCACAAGCGGGGAGGTGGTGGGGTTGTACCGGACGCGGAAGCTGCGGCGGGCCAGGTTCGTCTCGCGGGCCTCCGTGAACTGCTCCCGGCCGGGGCGGGTGATGACTTCCGCACGCGTCTGGTGGTAGGTGCTCCAGGACTCCGTGGGTGCTCCCAGGTCCGTGGAGGTGGTCACCGTCCGCTGCTCTATCCAGATGCGTTCCGACAGGCTCCCGGCGCGTCTGACCATGACCCTACACCTGCACCAGCGGGCTGCGGTGCATCTGCATCAGGCTGCGGGCGGACATCGGCACCTCCGCCGCGACCGTGCCCTGGACCACCGCTTCACGGTTCGCAAACCAGTGCGCCCCGATGAGGTTCACCGCGGCCCTGGCCCACTTCGGGGCTCCCGTCGATGACGTGGAGTGTCCCGCCCAGTAGTCCACTTGGACGGCCTCCGCGTTCCGCAGTTCCGCGGTGGGGAATTCCCCGTCCCGCTTCAGAACGATGGCGGGCGGGTCGCTGTCCCGGCGGAGGACGTACCGGGTGCTTTCCAGGACCGTCCCCGTGGACCCGGTGCTGTTCGCCAGGAAGTAGCGCACCACCGGGGCAGGCTTGCCCGTGGACGTGGCCAGCAGCGGGGACTCCGCGAGCAGCAGAACCTTACCGCGAGGGAAGCGGTCGTACGTCTGCCTGACCTTCCGGGCGATGATGCGGCGGCCGGTGTATTCCTCCAGGTGCTCGCGGGCCGCCGCGTACAGCATGGACACTTCCGCGTCCTCGCTGGTTTCGGTCAGGTGGAGGTGGTCCCGTGCTTCCGATGACAGGACCGGCTCCACGGCGGGCTCCACCAGCGTGCGCACCCTTATCGGCATCCGCAGCTGCTGGTCCATGTATTCGTGCCACCAGCCCATCCTTCACCTCCGTGGGGTCAGTAGTTCCGCAGCATCCACTCCAGAATCTGCTTTGCCCCCTTCGCGTTCGCCATGGCCAGTTCCGCCTGGCGGCCCATCTTCTCCGCCTCCGCCAGCTGCCGCATCGCGGTGTCCAGCTTCAGCGTCAGCTTGTCGTGCTCCGGGTCATCGTACATGCCGTACAGGACCCTGGCCTTGCACAGGTCGCTGATGGAAGGTATCAGCACGTCCACGCCCGCGCCCCTCGCCAGGCCCACCCAGTATTCCACGCCGGACCGCTGGTCCGTGTATTCCTCCTTCGTGGCCATGTCCACACCGTAGATGGCCAGCTGCTCCACGCCCTGGAAAAGGGCCAGCGCGATCATGTAGGACACGCTGTTCGTGAAGTACGGGTCCCCTGGGAACACCTCCAGAATCTGCTCCAGGGGGTACACCACGCAGTTCGGGACCTGGGGGTAGTGCTGCTTCATAAAGATGGGGCGGCCATGGTCCTGCTGAAGCCACTGCTGATACTCCGCCCGCAGCCGCATCTGCTCGACCTGGGGCGTCTGCCCGTCGCGTCGTTCACACAGGCGGTCCCACGGGTGGATCTCAAACCACACGTCCCAGCGGGGGAGGCTGTGGTACATCCGGGACAGCCCCCATATCGACCAGCTGGGGTCATCGTACGGCGCGGCCTCCCAGCCCTGGGCGGACCCGATGATGGCCACCTTCTTCGGGAATTCCGCCGGGGGGTCGGACACCTTCGGGGCTCGAGTGCTCCCGGAGGACCGCACGGAGGGGGCGGACTTGTCCGTTGCCGCCTCCGCCTCGCTTCCGCCCTGAAGCTTCAGATGGGGGTGGTCCACGGTGGGCTCCCCCTCCACGCCCTCGAGCAGTTCCGCGTCCTTCTCCAGGTCCTGCTCCATGGCCTCCAGCTTCTTCAGCCGCTGGCCCAGGCCCTCGAGTCCTGGCGTGTGGCCCGCTGCCGGGTCCGCGCCGGTGGAGGGCTCCAGGTCCTGTTCCAGCTTCCGCTCCACCTCGCCCTGCACGTCGTTCGGGTCCCGCTTGCTGTCGTCCTTCATCTGCCCCTGCCCCTTGCTGTGTGTCGAAAAAGAAGGCCCCGCGGAGCCCCCACCATCTGGCGAGGACCCCGCGGGACCATGGAAGTGCTACCCCCGCAGCATCAGGTGCTGCTGGCCAGGAACCTGTACGGCTTCCGTGCCGGGGCCGTGGAGGGCAGTACGGACCGCCCGTCCACTCGAGCGTACGCCAGCAGGGCATACACCCCTTCCTCCGCGTACCGCTCCACCAGGCGCTGCATCATCATGTCCCGAACGTCGCGGACGATGTAGTAGCGCCAGTTCCCGAACCCGATGGGCTTGGTCACTCCGGAGGTGCTGAAGTCCGGGATGTCCTGGTTCAGGAACACCGGGTAACCCAGCAGCCTGTCCGGGTCGCCCGCCTGCTGGCTGGGCTCCCACAGGTACATGCCGGTTCCCGCGGTGCTGTTCTCCCGCAGCTTCCTGATGAGCTTGCGGGTGGTGTCATTGAACATCCACCCGGTTCCGGGCTGGCGGCGGTACGCGGGGTCCACCGTCGCCTCGAGGTCGTGGAGGGTGTCGAAGCTGTTGAACGCAGCCGCGCCACCCGACAGCGCCACCGCGCCGCTGCTGTCGTGGATGAGGCCCACCGGACCCGCCACGGCCTCCGTGGAGGACCGCAGGGTCATGTGGCTGTTCCACCGGCGACCGAAGCGGATGCGCATGGCATCCATCACGATCTGGTCCACCGGCAGTTCCGCGTCCTGGTCAAGCTCCATGCTGATCTTGATAGGACCGGAGTGGTAGGTGTGCCCACCCAGCGTGACGCTACCGAACGGGACCCGGCTGCTGGTGCTGATGGCGGTGGCTTCCCCGATCAGCTTGGCCTGGTTCTCCGTGTCGTCGCTGCGGGGCCAGGGGAGGTCCCGACCCGTCGCGGTGACGATGGTGCGGGCCGCTTCGCGGACTCCGCCGAACGCCTTCAGCGCCACCATCAGTTCGGCCCGGTAGTCCTCCGGGACCAGGAAGCCACCCTGGGCGTTCGTGCCCTTCACCTGACCCTGGATGGTCCGCTTTTCCGACAGCAGAAGCTTCCGCTGGTCGGGGTTGGGGACGGCATCCATGCCGCCCTGGATGTAGCGCCAGAACACCTTGCGGTATTCCTCCGCGTGGGCCTCCGCGTCCTCGCCCTCGCGGCCGGTGCGGTCCAGATACTCGCGGGTGTCCTCGCGGGCCAGTTCCGCCGCCTCGAGCCTGTCGAGGTCGTTCTGGATGCGCTTGGCCCTTTCCTCCAGGGCATCGCCCTGGTCCATCAGGCGGTCGAACTTGTCGGATTCCTCGCTGGTGAGGTCCCGACCCTCCGCGTCCGCCTGGTCGTACACTTCACGGGCCTGCTTCACCAGCTTGTACCGCTTCTGGAGCAGTTCCGTTGCCTTCCGTGCGGTGCTCATTAGCACTGCCTCCGGTAGGGGTTCACTTTCTCGAGTGACGGCGGTTCAAGGCGGACGCTGGCCACCTACTCACCACGGGACGCTGGCCCGATTCGTCGCCCCTATTCTACGCCACGTCGCCCGGAGTGCAAAGGGCCAGCTGCTCCACCTGGGCGGTCGTCCGCTTGCCCAGCAGCTGGTGGCGTTCACTCCAGGGAAGGCCGGTTCCGGGCGACACCAGGCACAGGTGGCGGTCCTCCACTTCCGTGTCCGGCATCAGCGTGGTGGCCCACGCCAGGCTCCGCCCCAGCTTGTTCACGAACGGCTGGGTGACCGGCGGGACCCGCACGTCCATGGTGCCCTGCTGGCCCCGGTCCACCGCGTTCACGTCACGGAGCAGCCGCCACAAGCCGCCGCGGTCCACGGACCCCAGGTGGTCCCCGCCCTGCATCCGGCGGTCCAGGGTCACGTGCTTTTCCACCACCTGGGCACCCATCGCCACCGCGGCCACACACGCGGTCATCCCCAGGGCGTGGCAGCTGTACCCGACCTGGACACCGTGGGGCTCGAGGCGCTGGCGAAGCACGGGCACCATCTGGAGGTCCCAGTGCTCCGGAGGCGTCGGGTAGATGCTGCGGCAGTGCATGATGGTCAGGGTGCCCAGCTGGTCATCGAACGTGTTCAGCACCCGCAGCAGGTCCTGCTCCGTCGCCATGCCCAGGGACACCACCTTCGGAATCTCCGGGGCGACCTTCGCCAGGGCGTCCAGCAGCGGCTGGTTCGTGATGTCGCGGCTGGCGACCTTCAGGAACCGGATGTCCAGGCAGGCCTCGAGGGCACGCGCCACCAGGTGGGGATGGCACACGGTCATTCCGAAGTCCACGCCCGCCCGCTTCGCGTACTCCGCCAGCACCGCCATCTGCTCCCACTTCAGTTCCAGCGCTCGCCGGTGCGCCCCGTAGGTGTGCCCGAAGCTGTTGGGGCCTTCGTACGTCGCCTGGGCGGCCTCCGCCGTCAGTTCCTGGGACAGCTTCCGCTTCGTGAACTTCACCGCGGACGCCTTGAACGGGTGCAAGCCTTCGTAGTGCGCCTCCGCCTGGGGCCGCGGGTCCGCCGCCATCCGTATCAGTTCGGTGGCGATGCCCACGGACCCGTTGTGGTTCTGGCCCACCTCCGCGATGACGTAGGGTCCCCCGTTCCGGTCCTCGAGCACTACAGCATCCCCCTGGCCGCCCACTGCTGAAGGAACTGGGCACGGTTCACCAGCTGGTAGTGGAGGCCGAACGCCCAGCGGTGTTTGTGTTCGATGAGGTCCAGCGCCCGGAGGGACGGCCGCGGCATGTCCGGGTGCACCAGGTAGTCCATCACCCGGTCCTGGTTCCAGCTGCCGCGGTTCGTGCTGGGCAGCCCCAGCGCCTTGCCGAACGCCTCGCGGGTGAACCTCGCGAAGTCCTGGGCCAGCTGTTCCTGACGGAGCAGCACCAGGTTCGTCGGAATCTTCCCGTCCCGGCCCTCCAGCCACCACAGGTACGTCCCACCGAACCCCTGGTAATCGTTCCCAGGGTTCGCGGCCAGTTCGCTGTGGTGGATGTTCTGGATGTACCAGCGGTGGAAGTCACAGCGGCCGTCCTCCAGCCACCCGTGGATGCTGGGATATGCGGCGGCCGCGAGGTCGTGCGGATGCCGCCCGCCCATCTGGTAACGGTGCTGCCAGAACAGCCACTGGCTGACCTGCTGCACGTACGGGTTCCGGATGACCGCCAGCACGTACCGGAAGCTGGAGGCGTCACGGTTCAGCAGCCCTTCACAGTCCTTCACCCGCATGTGCCCGATGGGGAACGGGTTGTCCGGGCCGGGCTCCCGGTCCGCCTCCCCGCTGCCGGGCATGGCAGGCCGTTGGCCCTTCATTCCAGGCACCTGGTCCCACAGCGCCTTCTTCACGGAGGTGCCGCCGGTTTTCGGTATGTGGATGAACAGCACGTCATCCGTGTAGCAGCCCACGGGTTCAGCCCTCCCCGTGCAGCTGGGTGGCGACCATGTTGGCCGCGCCCGCCTGGATTTCCGACATCATGCCCGCAAGCTCCAGGCCCGCGTCCGCCCCGGTCTGACGGTGGACCGCCAGAATCCAGGACCCGATGAGGGTGGCCACGGCCATGCTGATTTCCGCACCGTTGCCGTCGAACTGGTGGTGGATGATGGGCGGGTGCCCCACCTCATCCGCCTGCTGGACCTTCGCCCGCAGCACTTCCTTGCCGGGCTGCTGTTCGTAGTCCACGGCTTCCTGGTCCTGGTCGTTCTGCCGCTGGACGCGGCGCTGAAACCCACCCATGTCATGTACCCCTGCTGCTGGTGAAAAAGTGGTCACTGAATACCGCCCGGTCATCCACGTACACGTGGGCGAACGGCTTGGGGAGTAGCTTGTGGAACCGGACGCCCCAGGCGACCAGCTGGGAGTGCGTCAGCCGCATCAGGCGCTGCCGTTCTCGCGGTTCCTTCATCTGCCCGCGGGCCGTGTGGACGATGATGTAGTGCCCCTCCGCGTGCAGCTGGTTCACGCGGTCGATGCGTTCCCGGATGGGCTCCGCCCCCGCGTAGTCCTCCCCCGCCGTCTCGCACAGCGTGCCGTCCAGGTCGAACGCGTACCGCATCAGGTCACCGCCTCGAGGTCATGGCGGATGGGCCACAGCTTCCGGACCAGGGCCAGGTCGCTGGGAGTGTCGATGTCCAGCGAACGGATGAGGGGGACGTGCGAGGGCACGAACCCTTCCGGTGGCCAGAAGGCGTGCCGCCGGTAGGACTTCAGCCTGGCGACGTACGCACAGCCCACCAGGTAGTGCTCCGGAGGGGACACCTGCTGGCGGGGCCGGGCCGGGTTGCTGTCCGCGGGACCCCACCGTCCGGACGTGTCCACCGGCCGTACCACCTGGTGCTCGCGGAAGTCCGCTTCCGTCGTGGTGATGACGGTTTCCCCGGTGTTCTGGTGCAGTTCCACGGCGCGGAGGATGTCCCAGTCACTCCGGAGGGGGTGCGTCACGAACAGCCTGCACACGCTTCGGAATCCAGCGAACAGTTCCGGGAACATGTCCATGGCCCGCCGTTCCTGCTGCTCCGGGACGGCATCGTCCGGCACCTGGTAGTCCACCAGGACCGGCCAGCCACCGGCGGCCTCCGCCTCCGCCGCGTGCTCCAGGCTGTCGGTGATGACGAAGGCGCGGGTGCGTAGAACGCGAACGGCCTGCCGGACGGCATGGGCGATGAGGGTAGACCCCGCCACCGGCATCATGCACTTGTCCGGCAGGCCGGTGCTTCCCGCCCGCGTCGGAATGATGGCTGCTACGTGTTCCACGGGTGCCCCTTCCTTTCGTGCCGTGGGTTGTCAGGTGCTGAACCTACGCGGTCCGCTCCGCCAGTTCCAGCCGCGCCCGGCGGAGGGCCACGGTGTCCTCGCCCTCGCCTTCGTCCTCCGTCCCCTCGCCCTGACCCTCCACGTGCCGCTCCGTCAGGCGCGACAGAAGGGCGTCCGCCAGCCGCTCCACGTCCCGGCTCCCCAGGACGCTGGGGGCGTCCACGTCCGGCACCGTGCAGTTCGGCCCCAGGCACTGACGCCTCGCCTCCACCAGCAGTTCCTTCTGCCGGGGGGACAGGTCCGTGTTCGGGTTCGCGGGCATGGCCACCGGCGACACCTCGAGGACTTCCATTTCCAGGATGGTGCGGAGGTCGGGCAGGTCGTCCTCCCGTTCCTCCCACCGCTGCCGGTTCACGATGAACCCCATGGACATCTTGTCCACCAGGCCCGTGCTGATGGCCTCCGCTTCCTGGGTGCGGGACTCAGGCAGGGTGAACTCCACCGCCAGGCCCACGCT